AGGAGCAGTGGTATCAATTACTTGAGCAGCATTTCCTGACCATTGAACTGTAGCAATACCTTCAATGTCAAAATCAATTGTTGCTGAATTTACAACTGCTTTAGGTAGCTTGTAATACTGTGTATTACCACCATCTTCGAAAGCGAACCAAATTACCCACTTATCTGAGAAAGATGATACGTTCGATTGTGAAAATCCAAAAGTATTGCTTGTTCCATTAAGCGCATTTACAGCGTCAGGACTAACTGAACCGTCACCATGAAATACACCTGTACCAGGTACAAAACTGTCAGCACCCATAAGCATAGCCCAAAGTGGCTCTTCTGGACAGCGAATATTAGTATCAAGTACTGGTCTTGCATAAGTTGAGAAACTCCACTCTACTGGAGCAAGACTGTCATTGAACATCAAACTTGCACGTCTTGAAGTAGCTCCAGCTTCACTAACTGTTACTTCGCTTGCATTGGATGATTGTGAGAACGAGAAGCCTGTTAGAACGCCTAATTGCCAAATAGCTACTTGTGTAGGTGCAGGTGATTGTCCAACATCTGCAGCATCTAATAGTTCTACATAAACTTTCGCATTTCTAGTAAATTGTAATGCCATTATAGTCTCCTAAGTGGATTTTCTCCACCTTTCTTAACCTAATCGGTTAGTATCGAACCTCGCAAATTATTTCACCAACACCAAGAGGCTCTAGGGCTCCTTCGTCTGAATCTATGCTTACGATAGTAATCTGATGCACAGATTGAGCATTTCCATCTTGATCTACATAAGGTAGAGAAGAATTTTGCTCTATTACCGTCTCAATATCTTCAAATAATTTTTCGAGTGCAAAGACCGCGTTCTCTTCTTGAACATAAACTCTTATGGTCAGTGTTAGATATCGGTCTTTATATCCCCCACCTTGATATTGGCGAGTTTCTGTTCCTGCACTAACATGCACGGCGGGGAAATCTTGTACTTCATCCCAAAACAATAATCTTGGAAGTACATTGTTGAATAAATTAGTTCTATACGGTGAAGAGCCATTAATCAACTTTAGTTTATCTTCAAGTGCGCTGACAATTGCCATACGTCTTGATGTATAATCTCTTTCAGCCACTATAAGCTCCTAGTATAAAACCTTCCTGCTAATAAATCATTTGCAATTTCACGAACAGACTTATCTATTACACGTCTTGGATCTCTGTCAATATTACCTTTAGAATATCCAGGTTCAAATGTTTGATAGGGAAACTTTTGATAAGTATGCCCAATACTTGGAAATCCTTTATCTGTAACTATTATATTCTCTACTTGAGCAGATGCAGCAAATCTACCTGTTCTATTTATCAATCCAGGAGCTACCATATTCTTTCTAACAGTAGCAGGTAATTTAGCATTTATTAAAGCCTTTAAATGTAAAACATCTAGCTCTGGGGTTTTTTTCGAAGTTTCTTTTTGTTGTAATTTTTTACGTCGTTTAGTTTTTTCATTAAGTGTTAAAGTACTATCTTCAATTTTTTTCTTAACCCTTGCCTTACCAGTACTTTTACTTCCAGGTTTTGGTAATTTAGACTTAGTTTTTCTTACTCTTGAACTTTTAATAGAAGATTCAAAAGTATGTGTAAAAAATCCTTTTAACTTTTTATTTATAGATGGAGAATTCTCCTGTTCTATAAAATTTTGCAGTTTTTGTGATGAAATAAACTTTCTAAATTGTGTAATAAATGCTTGTTCAAACTTTTTATCTAATTGATTGTCTCCTGAAGATTGAAAAGTAATAATTGAGAAATATTCTCCTTTAAGAGTTCCATCAGGAGATACTACGTTTACATATGTAGACTTTAGCTCTTTTAAAATAGCTATAGAATCTTTTTTATACTCTTCAGTCATATCAGCTTCTGTTATGAAGCTTTCAAACAAATCTGCTAAGTCTTGGGGGGATACGCCTTCAATAATAGAAGTTCTAGCAAAAGCACTTGCTATCTGTACTTGAGAAACAGCTAAACCACCCTCTCCATGTCCTTTATGAAACTTAAAAGATGCTTCTTTCTTTGCAGCAACACTTAAATTTAATTCGTTTAAAATAGCTTTTTTTACGCTATTAATAGAAGATTTAAAATTTGATACTAAAAAAGCAGTTTCATCAGTTACAACATCTGCACTAATTCCTGCTAGTTTTAATCCAGCGTGTTTAAATTTAATATCCCCCCACTTTTCTCTTAGTCGATTGTATCTTAATTTACCTTTTCTAGTACTAGTATAAGATTTTTGTAAAACTAAAGCTTTCTGTCTTCCTGCGTTATAAGCAATTTCTAAACGACTTTTATCATACTTTATGTCGGTTAAAGCATTTTCAATATCTGCCACACTTGGCAATAATAAAAGTTGTCCTTTCTGTCTTTCTACTTTCTTTCTTACTTCTGCATTTAACTTATTAACAAGTGGATTTGCAAAAGATCTTTTAAAATTAAATTCAGACATTACGGTATAAATCTAACACTCTACGAATATGATCGGGAAATCCTGGATCATTTCTTATAGCTGAAGCAGGGGCGCCTTCACGAGTAGTAGATCCAATCGTTTGATTTTGTCTATACTCGTTTTTATCATAATATGTAACCATATCAGCCACTGCTAGCTTTAGATCTTCTGGAATATTCTCATATCCAGCAGTATAAATAATCTTTACTGCACCTACGCCGCGAGGCCAATTTTTATAAGAACCTGATTCTGTAGTTCTAAATATAGCATCAGTGATAGAGTCAAAATACCAATCATAAGCATCATTTGTCCCATCATTATATAACTCAGTATACGCTTCAGATTGTGAAAATCTTTCATAAACTCCTTCTACAGCAATTACAGGACTTTCATGTAATTGAACTACATGAGTATCCCATTGAATATCAAAAAGCTCAGTTATACCTGGAGAAGTCGCATACGTATCAAACTCTTGATTGCAATACGTTCTAACCAGTTGACTTGTGCTTGTCAATAAAGCTTCAAGTTTCTCATCGTTTGTAGTTGAACTAATACCTTTGAGAATCTTATAATCATCAATAGAAAGTAGATTTGCCATAATACCTTCAAGGGAGGAGGGAGCCCGAAGGCTCCCTCACCTTACCTATTAGTAGGTTAGAGCAACAACTTGACCATTTCCTCCTGAGGAGAAAAGGTTGTTGAATCCACGACGTTGCGTTGAAACCAACGTACGACGCTGATTTTCAGCTGAGTACTCTTGCTCAACCGTGATACCACGTAGTACAGGTACTACGAAGTTACGTGGGTTGACTGCTACTGCAAATGGTACGCCATCTGCTGCTGCTGGAAACTCATCGCATACGATTACGGGTGATCCGTATACCGAACCGATGTCACCAGTTACACGTGTACCAACTGATCCAAGCTCATTAGCAACCTGGAAGTCAACATCATCAAGTAGTGCATAGTAGCAATCTAATGATACAATATACTTCACATCATTAGGACGCTTACCATACTTACCCATGGCCTGGCGCAAGTCTAAAAGTTTTGCTGCAAGGCTGCCTGAGTTGCTGAAAGTTAGATCATACGGAGATGAACTATCCCAGTCAAGTACATACGGAGTTGGAGAAGTTCCATTAGCTAGAACTGCCAACTGACATAGACCATTTGGGGCACCTGTTAGCTGTGCATTCGCGTGTCCACCCATTAGAATGGAATTTTCAATTGCACGAGCATGTGAACGTGCCATTGCTGCACGAATAATTCCTAGAACAGGAATAATTGCATCTTCCTCTACTTCGTTGTCAATATATGACTTCGAAACTAGCTTCTTAGTAGTTAGCAATACAGTATTCATGTCCATACCACTAAATGGTGAACCTGCTGCATCGCCACGCTCTTCTAAGTTACCATGCGGAAAAGCACCAGTTCCTGTACCAGCTGTTGTTACATACTCAGCGTATCCAGCATCTGGTAGAGTTGGAATTACCATAGTTGCAGCATTCATCTGAATCTTACGGAACATTGGGTCTAGAACGAGTTCTAGCTCAATATCCTTCTCGATCTGCGTTGAAACAAACGTTTCGTAGGCTTCTACGCTCTCTGATGGTACTGCTACACCAGTATTCTGGTTAACTGCCTTCCATACTTCCTGACCAAACTTCGTATCTAGGCCCTTCTTTGTAATAATACCTAGGAAGTGTGCATCAAGAATTTCCTCACGGAAGTCCTCTAGCTTCTTCGTGCCCGTGCGGTCAGCAAACACACGCTTTGACTCGCGCATCTTCTGAATTTCTTCAGACTTTTCTGCGATTTCATTTCTTAGCTCTTCGAGAACCTTAGCATGATCAGCATCACGTGCCATCATCTTCTCTTCGAACTCCTTCATCAGCTTTTCGGCTCCAGTCTGAACTGCAGTAATAACTGCCTCTTCATCGGCCTTCTTTTCAGCTGCCTTCTTTGCAGCTTCATCTGCTGCCTTCTTTTCAGCGGCCTTTCTTTCTGCCTCTGCCATTGCCATAGCTGCTGTAGCTTTTTGTACAGCCTCTTGTACAATCTTATCAATATCGTCCATTTTAGTCTCCTGTGCTTTAGCCTCGTCAGCATTAAGCTCTGGCTCGTCAGATGAGGAGCCTTCTTGTTGAAATGTCTTTTTAAAATCTTCGTATTCTTTTACAGAATCAAAAGACTTCGCAACAGAAAAAGTAGCAGCTTGGTTCGCAGGAACCGTAACTACCGACACTTCAAGTAGTTCTGCATCCTTAATCTTATACCCATCGGTTTCTTCGTCATATTCCGCGTCCCTGACCATGAAACCGACAGAAAAGGCTCCAAGAACGCCTTCCTTAATTAACTCTCCAATCTGACCAGCAGATTTAGCAATCTTAGCTTTTAACTGCAGACCCTTATCATTCGTACCAAGCGAAACTGCTCGGCCAATCGGCTTGTTGTAGTCATGATTGAAAAGAATTACAGGATTATTAAGATAATTGTCAAGTCCGCCTTTACTCCATGCAGACACTTCAACAGTATCACCTACACGGTCCTTATCAGCAGTACTTGCCATCCCTTGGATATGTAGGTCGTCACCTTCCTCATATGCCTTAAATGTAGAACCAATATGAAAAATTTTATTCATTTTCCTTCCTACTAGCCACTCTTAATCGTTCTAGAGGAGTGGGCTCGGAAACCTCTTCTACGGGCTTCTCACGCACAATATTTACTTTTTTATCATAAATTTCATGCCATCTATCTGCATAAATTTTTCTCATACGAGAAAAAAGTATACGTACATTACTGCCAGCAGCAACTTTTCTTATATTCGCCATTTCTCTAGGATATAATCTTTGTGCTTGAAGATATCCCAATTCACGACCTTCTCTTACAAAACAATCAAATAGTAAATCCATTGCCTGCTTTTTTCTAGACATTAGTATCATCCTCAGTGGGTCTTCCACCTTCTGTTGGGTTTATTGCTGAACCTGCAATATTAGCAGGCTCACGAATATCATCATAACCTTCCATTTCTGTATAGTTAAGATCCATTCTTGCTTCGTTAACTGTAATAATTCCTGAATTAACTAAAGTTGTATAATATGCTGCTGCATCACGTAATTCAGGCTGTAGTGCGGGGATATTGCTTAAATCATCAGAAATCTCATATCCAAAGTATCTTTCCAATGCAGAATTAATTTTTTCCGAAATAGGAAGTATTGTTTCTAGGTAGTAAAGACGATGATTTGGACGAATATTTGCATTATTACCTGAATCCATTAGAATTGGCGGAATACCTAAAACCTTCAGAATTTCAGTTTCGGCTGTCATTATTGAGTTTTCAAAATCTAACTCTTTAAAGTTAATATTTGAAATACTGTCTAACTCCATTCCGCCATCTAATATCATTGGGCGACGACCGCCTGCATCCGGACGATAACGCGTGATCCATGATTGAATCATACGTTCTTTATTCTTCTCGCTGATAATGGATGGCGACTTAATAACTAAGCCTGCGACTGCTCCATTTTGGAAGAAGTTGTCCTGGAAACTGCGCATTTTAGCGAGCTGCGCCATGGTGCGGCGGCATGCTCTTAAACGACTTGTTCCTCTATAAATGCTGTTGAAACTGTTCTCTTTAATATGAATAATTTCACTTACTTTATACTTTACATTACTTTGAAATTCATATCCAGCAACATATGTCTTTTCATCTGGTGTAATTGTAACATGATTAGCTGGAAGATGATACAGCGCAGTCCCATCAAAGTAAATAAAGATATTTCCATCCAGAATAAAGTCTATAATGAGGTTTCTTTTAAAACTAGAAATATCCTGGAAAGGATTTGGCTCTTTATTTAGCATCAATTCAACTCTAGAGCGACGAACTCCTTTTTGAATAGGAGTAAGGCCTTCAATCTTAGGCCCTACTCGTGATGGAATCTCCGCTGTATCGTCAACAATCATATTGACGCCTCTATTAACTACTTCTAAATACTCATAGTATCCAGTATAGGTAACAGGAAACTCGCGGGAAGCGATAGGAGCTGATCCCTCAATATAGACAATCTCTTCTTGAGCGGGATTTAGCTTTTCTTGTATGCCAAATAATTTATGATACCAAGCCAAGATGTTTCTCTCTTTGAATTTCTATCCATTTTTTCTGCTTTTCCGCTGTGTGAAGAGCAGGATTCTTTCCATATATGGAATGTAACTTTAAATGATGCTCGTGACAAAGAGTTACAGCTTCTTCATAGAGTTCTGCCCAATGATCTTCTATGAATTCGTCTCTCCAAACAACAATATACTCTTCTGTATAGTGTTCAGGACGAATTTTTACTTTCTCTTTTAGCCATTTATCTAACAGCATGGTTAAGGTATGAAAATGATGAAAATCGAGAGCCTTATTAGTTCCGCAAATTCTACATTCTGTGCCTTTCTCATACTTCGATTTAGCTTTGTCTCTTATGTATTTTATCTTGTCACGTTTCAGCATATATATTTTTCACATTATATCTACGGGTGAGGTAAATGTCAAGAATTATTTTTTGCCCGGTCTTTAAAACGTCGGATGTGACTGTTCAAAGCTATAAAGTGCATAACGAAGTGCATCTGCCATATGGCATGAGCTATCATGAACGGGCTTTTCTCGTATAAGGTTTGGATTTGGATCCCAACGATATTGGTCCAAAGCTCGTAAAACCTCTGTACATCTCTGATCTACTATTAACTTGTCATTATCTACTAACGATGCTACATATCCTATACCATCTAATACTGACTTTTTAGCATTTGTAGTAGTAATGTCATAGTTTTGTGCTAGATCAAAACGTGTTTGTGCAGCTGCAGCGTCAATAAAGCAATAATCTACGTCTCTTCGTTCAATTATTTCCGAAAGATAGGAGGCGTGTTCTTCTGTTGTACGCTCAGCCGCATAGTACTCTTCTAGGGCATAATATTTTTCGCCATCGTAAGCTATTACCACGAAAGCAGTTGGGTCCTTGAAACCAACGTCAAGCCCAGCAATAATATCATAATCCCGGGTATCCAAGGCAGACAAATCTTGCACACACTTTTCATAGTTGAAATTCCAGATTTGGCCTTGGAAGATATTAAAATCAGCCTCATATTCTTGTGCAAACTCCGCTTGACTCATTGTTCTTTTTGCTTCTTCAATATCGGCTAGAGAAGCGCGAGGATTATCTTTCCAAGTGGCTTTAATTGAAACCCATTCTGGAAATTCATCATTAAAACCGCGATTATAGAACTTGCTAAACCAATTATTTCTGCCACGAGGTGTAGAAATAAATAATGCTTTACTATTATCTCGATCTAGCGTAGGACGAATCGCTATATTAAATGCTGCTTCTCCATCCGCTAAAGCTGCTTCATCAAATAGAACGAAGTCATAAGACCTACCAACTACAGAATCAATCTGATTTGTTGATCCAATTCGTATAGTTGATCCGTTTGAAAGTTCAATAACGCGATCTTTCGCATTATCCTTATGTACTTCTAGATCAAATTTACCAATTAAACTGCGTTGTAAATCAAAACTAATCTGTGAAAGATTATAGTTAGGAGCTACAACTAATATATTACATCCTGGAACCAGTGTTACACACTGTCCAATCACATTTCCTATAAATGTTTTACCAAGACGTCTCGCTAAAGCTGCCACCACGAATCGATACTTCGGGCTGTTCAGAGCGTTTATCGTCGCTATCTGCGGTGGTACTGGTTTTATGTTCAGAAGATCCAGATACCCGTGTATTGGAACTTTTAGAAAGTCCCCCGCCGGCAATATTCGATCCGTCACTACGTCCTTTCTTGATACTATCATAAGCCTCTTTTTCTGTGTTATATCTTTGAGTTTTGCCTAATACGGCCCATTTTGTTCCACACTTATAAACGGTCATTTTAATAATCCTGCTAGCAATGCAGATCCTAATATGAAGATCGTTGATCCTCCTACTGACCATACTAATTTATTCAGTCTATCTATAGACTGCTTAATTTCAGCAATCGTAGTCTGCTCATGCTCCCTAGCCGTACGCAATTCCCTGAACGTTGTATTCCAACGTTCTTCGCATATGGCAACGTGAGTTTCAAACTCAACTAAAAGCTTTTGAAATTCAGCTCTGTCCTGGGGGTCCAAGTAATTTCTCCATCAGCTTACCATAATTACCCTCTCCAAATGGTGAGTTTATTTGTACATTATTTTGCTGACGAATTGAAGTTTTAGTAGTCTCTTTAGAATGGTCAATTGCAATTTTGTGAGCTAAAGCGATTAGATCTGCTAAGTCTTTTGACGAGTACATGCCTGATTCTTTAGCTTCCTCTAGCTTCTTTTCAATTACTTCATCTAACAATTCGGCCAGCTTAAAACGATTACGGTAGCCTTGGTCTAGGTAGACCGAGTTCATATATTGTTTAACGTCCGATCTTTCTAGTACGCTATACACTCTATCTGGTGTTATACCAAGTATATCGGCGGCCGTAAGGGCAGAGCCGGTACTTAAATATGCATTCGCAACTTCAAGATTTTCTGGTGCTATTTTAACGATATCCATGCTTAAAAATTATAAAATACTATGACCTAAATGTCAAGAATTATTTTTACCATTGCTCTGCGATAGCGGCTGCGATGCCGAAAAATGTAACAGAGCGTTCCTTACCCTTTCCTTTACCAAATTTATCGTATCCAGTATTCGATTGATTACCCCAACGTGGTTTACCATCAACATATCGTGGTTCAATATACTCTGTAGGAATTAAATCTGGTAGATTTCTCTTCCACAAGCCTGTCTTTTTAGACGCATCCTCACCAAATTGATATGGTTGAATGTATTGTGGCTTTGGCATAAATGGCAATCGTGTGTTAATGCAACCCACCGGGTTCTCTATACATAGGCGCTCCACAGGAGCATTCCACAGTACTTCGATAAACTTAAGTGCCTCTTCAGTCTTTTCTGCACGTTCAGGATATTTATTGTTCCAGTGTAAGCCTGAAGATGACAAATAAGTACACGGTGGGTGCAATATCGCTAATTCCCATTCTCGACTATATAAAGCTTCTACAACGTCTCCTTGGATATGGGGCCCAGGTGCTTCAGTAGGTAATAAATCACAAGAAATTGCATTCCTGCCAAGAGCAATAAAACAATCCCTAATAGTACCAGAAAACTCACAGCCAATTAAAATCATAAACCAAGTCGCTTTTTCTGTTCTTCAGTTAGCGGCTCATCTTGATGGGCTCTAGCTTCAACCTCTAAAGGCGCATAATAGTACCCTTTAGTTGCTCTCTGCCAAAGCCAAGTTGCATAAAATGGGATCCATCCCATTCGATCAATTTGAATAACATGTTGATACTCATGTCGAAGAAGTCTTTCGCTCACCTCTTCTTTTGATTTTTGAAAGAAAATAAATGGATATAGCGTTAGACCATACCATTTTTTCATAAATGATAGTCTAAACAACCAAAAATTATATACTAAACGTATCTTCATGTTATATCCATTAGCCATAATATTAAGCAAGCTAATACAATTATAAATGCAATTTTAATCCATTTATCCATAATTACCTCAGGCGTGGTCCTGTATCCCATAAACTAAAAACCATAGTGCCCGTTTCCGGTGCATCGGGATATAACTTCCAACCGTGACGAATTTCAAAATGCGAACTTGGGCCTAATACCTTTCTTGTAGGTTTATCCATTTCTTGACGTAGTACTCGGTGTCCCAAAGTATATACAAATCGGTCAAACGTATAAAGAAAATCCTCAATACGCTTTCTAGCTTTCTCAGTAAATGGAAAAATTAACCAAATTCCTGCTCTCCACCTATACCAAGTAATATTCCAATATCTCTTTTGTACATTATTTTTAGCAATATCATGCAAAAGTAGCGTTGTTAGTCTTGTTCCAGAACCACTACTGCTCTTAAACTGTACGTCAGCCGGATTTACATTCTTCGCATTAAATGGATTACCACCAAATGCATTGCGAAATCCTGAATAAATCCAACAATTTAACCATAATGGACGCTGATATGTATGATGATACCAATAAGCACATGCACCATTGTCATAAGTAGACCATAATTTCATAAAAGGCCAGGTATAACGCCAATAACCTTCATTACGATCACCTGCATTAGGCACCCATTCAAATGCTCTTGATATACAAGCAATAAAAGTAATAGGAATACCTACAAATACACCAAGCAGCCAGAGTATTCCAAATACTGGCCAAATCCAAATCATGTTTAACAGTAATGTTATAAGATACATCACACTTTACCTAATACTTTATTTCCTTTAGCTGCTACTGATTCTGTAGTTAAGTTACGAATAACGATAATAAGTAGACCAGCCAACATATTACCAAGCGATAACCATTTCTGATCTAGAAAAGGTAGTAGCGATTCGTGCACAGCAGGTAGCTGTAGATAGCCTAGAATAATTACTGCTAGTGCTGTCCAGTTAGTTTTTGAGGCGAAATTGCCAACAACAATATTAGTAGCCATTTAAGTCTCCAATAACTTGCTTAAATAATAAGCTCAAAATGTGGAGCATCTACAAATCTGTGTTCTTTAGTATTAAAATCTAAATCCCAATCTGCGCCCCATCTTAATGCAATACCATGTTGACGTGCTGTTAATAACATATAACCAGCTAAACAACCAAAGGCATACGCATCATCCCATAAAATTGTTCCACGACCATTATCGCCAACAACTAGCGGAGCAATATCTACCGCTAGTGAAGGAAATTGATTGTGCTTAGAAGTAGGCCAAGGAGTTTTACTCTTGCCTTCAGCTACTGCACGATCCTGGTCTTCTTTTGATCTGTGACCACAAAGTACCATTAAAGGAAAAATGTCAGAAACATCTTTCACAATTTTAATTAAATCAGGATGACACGTAGCTAGACGTTCTCTTCCTGTCTGAGACAGTCCTGTAAGTAGCATTTAAGTCTCCAATAACTGTGCCACATAACGTGACGGATCATCTGCAATCGGATCTAGCATAACAGGAGCCATTCCTGGGCGCATGCGATATATCGTACCACCCGGACGAGCTGCAACTGTTACACGTCCTAAACCTGGAATTGTTGGATGTAACGCTCTTGTTACACCATCAGATGAAAATCCACAAACTAGATAATCTTCTGCGCCACGGAGCTTACGTGCTGCAACGTGTGCACGAACTGGATACTCAGGATTATCTGAATGATCTCCAATTGTTTTGTAAAGTGCACCGGTTGTCGGTGTACCTAATTCATGAGCAAATTCATATGATGCGTGTGGCCATACTGGACGGCTGTATACGTCACGCGATAGGTGATGTTGTCCGTCACCTGGTAGTACATCGCCATCTCGAATATAATTTTCAAGATGCGAAAACATTGCATGAACATGTCCAGCAATTAAGCATTGACGTACCCAATCTTGATCTCCTGGACCAATAGGATCATCTAGCCATGCTGGATGTGTGCCACCAGTTTCCCACAATGGTTGTTGGAAGTAACCTATTACATTACCCACACAACCAGTTAATATATAAATTAGCTTTAAATAACCAAATTGTTCAATATCTGGTGCAACTCTATTTGGATATTCAGCAGGATTTGACCAACCCATACCTATCCAATTATAACTAATGTTTGAAGTTTCACCTAAACCACCATTACCACCTTCAGTCTGAATCGCCGCCGAGTTAGTGGTCTGAGTGATTATGGTGTTTTTGTCGCCATCCATCCATCCAGCATGATAGCCACGATAAAACTCCCATGAAGGTAGATCTGTATGTCTTTTTGCCATCCAATATGGAAAGCCCCATGCTGATCGTGGACGCCACGATAAAATTCCTTCACCACAATCACCTGTACCATAGTTAATATAAGTAGTATTTGGATAAACACTCTTACAGGCAGCTCTCACAGCAGGTTCTAATTTATTCTTAGCTTCGTATAGTCCACTAACATACTGATGTTCTAATTCCATCATTGCTTCGCGGCCTGGTACACGATCAGGATAGTATGCACTGCCATCATATGGTATCGCTTGTAGCTCATTCCACCACATTAATACATTTGGATCAGCTCTCCATTTTGTATCTGTATTACTATGACCCGGTACTCCTGGCGAATACTCTGCCATGTTAATAGTTATATCAACATCAATACCTTGTTGTTTCAAAACTTCTAATTTTGGTTTCTCTAAGTCTGTAAGTGCAGTAATTGCTTCATCAGACATTAAAGGAGATAGTTCTAAACGACGATGTTCAGCTGGAGGCGACTCCGCTCCTACTGGAATACGTCTTTGTTCAACCGGTGCATCTCCTGGAACGTGCATCCACGCTTCTTCAGGAAGTATGTCGCCAATGTAATTAGCTTGTTGCCAATCGCCATCCCAGTAAACTGGTCTTTGTGTATACGAATAAATCTTACGTCTACGTCCGTCTTCACTTTCACGACGTTTAATTTCTTGAATTATTTGATACTGTAGCGTCTTTGAATCGGTATAACGTTCTCCATAGTAACCACCATGAGAAAGATCTAAAGCATAACCCCAGTTTTCTTCTAGCTCAAATCCAATATTATACGGTGTGCCCCATCCACAACGAGTCAATGGCATCATTGTATGGCCATCTTTAAATGTAGGAGGCGTATACAAATCTCCTGGCATATATTCTGGTGCATATCGAATGTCACCATTGATTAACATATCGGCCCCAGGGCCATAGTTATCACTTAATGCTGAGTAGCCACCGCTACGAGTTGGTATTAAATGAGCATTTTCTTCATTTACATAAAATGGTGTAAGTGGAGGTGTGTTACCAATCACTCGATTATCTGGTGTTGAATATTCAATTCGTTGCTCAAGATAATTATTGCCCGCAATTGCACTAGGTACACCTTCTGCAAATGTTCCAACCTTCAAATAAATCGATCCACGATCACAACCGCGAATATCATTTTCAGTAATTAAAATATCTCTTGCATTACCAGCATTTAGATATGCTTTTGGCCATGTGGTACTATTCGCCCAGTTGCTGCCTACAATTTCAATACCACGGCCCAGTGCGGAATATGCGTTCACCCAGTCATACATTGCACTGTACTTTAGACGACACTCACGAATTGTGTTGCGTCTAATAGTAATACGTGACATTGCATCTTGACGGTTATGAAGTCGTGTTGATCCGTCCATCCAGCCACCCATCCAAATTGTAAAAGCTGAATTGCAACGCTCTAACACGTTATCTTCAAATACTAGATCAGTACCATTTTGCCAGCCAATACAATGTGAATCTTGATGATAAGCATTACGGATTTCATCAGGTCTTTCAAAAGCTAATGGATCATGTATTGTGTCATGAAAATGTATATTGCGTACTGAACAGAATGATGATTGATAATGATCCTTCTTGTCATTCCATCCATAAATGCCACTACCAAACCATGACCACTCACCACCGTCAAACGTTATCTTTATACAATTACGTATCTGTGCTGCCATCCACATGCCCATGTGCATGTCAACATTTTCAAAAGCAATTGCTGCACTGTTTAATAGATTAAATCCATTACTATATGCAACTCTTACATTTTTAACCGTACAAAAAGATGCTTCATTAAAAACCATTACAGAGTCTCCTGGACTGCGAAATGGTAATTTACCATCAAGACCGCCAAGAGCCTTAAAATACATCTTTTTCTCTACACCATCCCAGTACCAACTATTTTCTGGTGAGTCTGCTGTTAAAGGCACTTTCGACTGGTGAAAAGGTACTTGCGGTGGCAGATGTCCAGGCAAGTGATCATCAAAAGCACTCCATAGCCATCCAGGATGTCCTGTGTTGCTTTTAACATAAATACCATCTACAGGTGGTCCATCAAAATCAGCTTCCGTTGTAGCAATCGAGTTTGTACCACCTGAAATAATACCATCTACGCCTTCAATCGTCACACCGCAAATGCCCTTCGGCATAGTGTGAAAGCGCCCTTCGAGCTGCGTATCTGCACGACAGTTGCCTAATACACGAAGTGTATCACCTGGCAAAATCTTCGTCCAATCAACTCGACGTGGCCCATTCCAGGCTTGTTCAAGCGTCTCACCCGTACCAGTATCTAGTAACGGATTGTAACCGCGTACATACCAAATCTTATTCGATAATCCAACAAGCGTCTGAGCTTCAACTACAGCAGGTTCTGATTCCATTCCAGACCAATCAATTGCTGTAACACGATATTGATATAGCTTTCCAGGCTCTAGACCTTCGTCTACCCACATCAATATATTTTGCGTTATCAGCTCTGTCCAACCAGAGCCGTCTGATCGCTCCCAGCGATATGCTAGTATAATTTCATTGTCCGTGGATGGGTCTGCGATCAGAGCGACTTTGGTATCTAGAGCTCCAAGCACCCGCACTACAGGCGGAGTTGGAGAGATACCGTCGTGCAATAAAGGAGGCTTCATAGAATTTCAGCGGTTAAAATAAGAGGCGATAGTGCGGCATTCGATGGAATGACTACAGAAGTCGTCGTCGGAGCTGATCGAACTCCATTCAAATCTTCTACAGTTCCGCGAAAGTGCCACTGGCCTGGTTCCAAGTCTGTTATTGTTTCTTCTAATACATTTGGAGCGTAGGCTCCGAACACCGACCAGTTTGTGCCGTCTGCGCTAATATCAATATGCGCGTATTTAACATCTGCTGCTGAAGCTGGTGAGCCATCAACACGTGTTATTGGTAAAAGCCAAGTAAGTTTTACATTTGCCATTTTTAACTCCAGTGGGGATAGAGGAAAGTATTCCTCAACATATTCAATCGTCTCGTTAAGCTTTCGAGCAAGAACAAGTCTTCTTATGTACATTTTGCAACCACAACTGCTGGTTGCACACTACCCGACCATGTTACTGCTGATCGAGGAACTACATTGTAGCCGTCGATATATGAAAGTAAAGGAACAGTATCAGAAGGTATTGTACCTACAGTCACAAAAACAAAACCGTCTGTTCTCTTAACGACGGCATATGCGATATTGTCTGCGAGTACAGGAGGATTGGGTCTTGTTGCTTGTACAGTTCTTACTGTAATATTTGAAGCTTCCGATTCCTCTAAATCATTTTGCGAGTATGCGCGAATATACCAAACTCCAGGAATTAGATCAAGCTCGGCCGGAGGCTCAGCATTTACTAAAATGGAAGAGGGATTCGTAAAATCTCGATTATCTGCCCACTCGATACGAGTTGCTGTACTGACGTCTTGATTTGTCCAAGTAATGATCATTTTCTGTTCTTTGTTCGTTCGTGATGTCTTTCTAAAAGTTCTGCAATTTGATTTGTTTGTTCGCGCAACAAAACAAGTTCTTGTACGATTGCGCGGTCAACTTCTTCAACTGCTTCAATGCGTGCAAGATGTCGTTGATCGTTTTGTGCAAGCATTAATGAAAGTTCTGCAACTCTAGCAGTATTAACGCTTGTTGTATTTTGATGACGAATATCCATCACCCACAGACCTCCTGCGAATGAAATTAGAATTGTCAATAATATGGCTAATTTATTAATTTCTGTAACTCCTCTAAACGAGAATATAGCTTCTTCAAGCGATACTCGTCTAGCTCTGACTGTTCGTCTTGATTTTCAATGACGAAGATGTCATACTCGATTTCTTCCATTTTATCGCGAAGAAGCTGCTCCTGTAGGAGCGCAACATCTTTTGCATCAGCTTTCTGTTCGAGTTGTTCTTCCACTTCTGCCGCACGGGCATAATGATTTTCCGCAGCTATGATAGCTCCGGTGAAGGTTATTAAAAACGCAATTAAACCGATAATTTTGGTATCCATATATCCTCCATTCTGTGTCATTATACCTTCGCGTAGGCGAAAAGTCAAGTACTATTTTTTAGTCGGTCTTAAAACATTCAGAGTAACCCCCACACTTTTCATGAAACCACCTGTTGTTGGGGGTGTAAGGCGTAAAGAGATCTTCTGCTTGCTTCTTGAAAGATTGTTCAAGTTTTTTAGCTTCCTCAAAAGGAAGAATAACTTCATAAAGTATCTCATAATCTGGATAAGCTGAAAATCGGCGAGCTATAGTTCTTTGAGTTATTCCAAACTTGTAAAAATCTTCTTTTGGAAAATAAACTAAATATACTGAAGCGTGTGAATTATTTATTTTAATATTTGCAGCTTCTTTAGCGTTTCGCCATGAACCAAATAATCTTCTTATAACATTTATTGGAGGTAAATTTTCTTTATTCGCTAAATAATTTGCTTCAGTTTTATATTCTTGTACTAATGCGATGGCTTCTTCTTCTGTTAATTGTACATTTCTTCTTTTTCTGGTTGGCACATCGATGCCTCGGGCTCTTAACCTTTTTATTTTTGCTTTTACTCTTTCGTCTGTTATTCCAAAATAACAAGCACAATCTTTTACAGACCAAGAGAGGTTCCAAAGCTCTAAAAGCTTTTTAGTATTTTCTTTTGACCATTTAAAATTTTTCATGCTTATATCTTATCAAGAAAAACATTAAAAGTCAAGAATTAAATTTTTCCAACTTTAGGGTTTTATTAGCACCTATTTAGAAAAAAATTTTTTAAAGTGGTACGTGAAAAGGTGTCCCCGCGCAGAGGAAAAGTCAAGGTCTAATAACCGCCCCCTAGCACAGCCCCGGTTCGAAGTCAATACGTATATGACACGATATATTTTTTATTTGTATATGAGACTATATAACCAAGGTAAGAGGAGATAGAGATGAACAGCAAGAACTGGTTGGTTGAATGGACAAGCTCCACGGGAACGAACGAGAGCCGCTACTTCGAGGAAAGGATGGCAGCTCAGAGGTTCGCAGATTCGATGGAATCTCGGAATCCCAATCTCCGGACAAGGGTCAGCTTCCTCGGTCAGAGCAACTTCTCCACCGCCACGCTGGCAATCGGTCCCCTCTAAAATCCTAGGCTGACTCACCCTCTAAACGAAACGGTCAGCAGGATACCAACTCCCCGCCTAGCTAGCGGGGATTGGTTTATGTGCGACTGGTCCAGGCCTGGAGCCCAGGCGTCCGCGATGAGAATGATTATCATTCTAATCGCGCCGATTATACCACAGCCCCGGCTCCCTGTCAATACGTATAACTACCTAAAGGCGCCGATTATACCACAGCCCCGGCTCCCTGTCAATACGTATATCCACGGATACACTTGGAATCATTCTAGGCGCATACTCTTTACACGGTAAGGGAAAGGCCCGAACCGACTAACTCAAAGGACACCACTATGTCTGCCTATACGGAAAAGATGGTTGCCACGCTGAATGCGGGTAGCCCGTGGACCTTCGCAAACGCGGAAGCGTTTGCAAAGGAAAATAACCTCTCGACCCGTTCGGTCGTGAGCAAAATCAAGTCGCTGGGGCTTGACTACATTCCGAAGCCCAAAGCCGCTCGGAAGAATCCCGACGCGGTTCGGAAGGCGGATGTTGTTTCCGCTCTGGCTGCCAAGCTCGGCGCGGATGCCGACAAGCTGGCAGGTTTGGCAAAGGCTGATATGAAGGCCCTTGCCGAACTGGTAAAGGTTCTCTCGTGAGATCCTCTGCCATCCTCGGATGGATCGGGACGGCCGCTCTTGCGGCCGCTCCCTTTTTCATCAACTCGCCAGACGGAAAGAGGCTTGCAATTGCAGGCTTGCTCCTGTTGACATTCCAAGCGTCGGATGCTAAAATGTGGAATTTGGTCGCTGCGAATGTGATATCAATCTCAGGGTTTCTTTATGCGCTAATGCAATA